TGCAATGGTGTATCTAATTTCAACGCCAATACTATTTTTAAGGGAACAGTTAGTGTCGCCCAAGCCAATGTTCTCTCTCAAACCCTAACAGATGCATCTACTATTAATTGGGATACATCTTCGGGGCAAGTAGCCACTGTAACTCTTGGCGGGAACAGAGCCATGGCGGCGCCAACCAATCTTAAGATTGGAACTTATATACTTCATGTCATCCAAGATGGTACTGGAAACAAATCATTGACATGGAATTCTGTGTTCAAATGGACGGCTGGAGTGGCTCCAGTGTTAACTACCGATGCTAACGCTAGAGATATTATAATGTTTATAAGCGATGGAACAAATATGTATGGTTCATACCTAACGGACGTTAAATAATGGGTAAACTTACATCATCATTCAGAAAATCTATTTTTGACGAAATTGTTGATAATATTTCATCAAATACTTCTCATTATTATGCATTTGCTGCTGGCGCAGAACCATGGCCAGGAGATACACCAACTTTAGCTAATACAGATTATGATGTGTATTTTGAAAACGATTGGCAAATGCATTTTGGAAAAAGATTATTAGCTAATAATTTTTCATCTATTGTTAAAAAATATGTTTGGACATCAAACACCGTTTACGATAGATACGACAATACTAAAGATATGGCCAATAGTATGTTTTATGTTATTGCTCCGCCTACAGCTATCGGCGGGGCTTATCATGTGTATAAGTGCATAGATAACGCTAACGGTGCAGCTTCTATTAAAAACCCTTCTTCGATTGGAACACCAACTCAATCAACTACATTCGAAACAACAGAAGATGGTTATAAATGGCGTTATTTGACTTCTGTTTCTACAGAAGATTTTGATAGGTTCTCTACAACCCACTACGCTCCTGTATATCCAAACACCACAATCCAAGCTGCGTCTTTAACGTATTCAGGAATCGAAACTGTGGTTGTTTCTAACGTTGGTGCAGGTTACGAAACTTACCATAATGGGACTTTACAAGGCATCACCAATTCAACAGCTCTCGTTATTGAATCTAATGCATCTATCAGTCCAGGTCATTATGTAAATAACAGCATTTATCTATACAGTTCTTCTAATAATGCATACCAGATTTTTAACATTACTGGCTATACAGTAAACGGTCCCGTTAGAACTGTAATTCTTGATTCTGCAGCTAACACTACTGCTCTTACCGCAGGAGCTTCTCTGTATAAAATTTCTCCTAGAATTTTATTTACGAGCGACACTGCTTCTGGTAATAACCCTACGGCTTACACTACAGTAAACACTGTTACCAATTCTATTTCTGGCGTTGTTGTTCTTGATAAAGGCTCTTCGATTACTTGGGCTAATGCAGTTGTTGTAAGTAATTCTTCTTATGGTTCCGGGGCCACGGTTTATCCGATCGTTCCTCCTCCTGGTGGTCATGGAAGAGATCCAGCAACAGAATTAGGCATGCAAGGGATTTCTATCTCTTTTACTTTTGCTAATACTGAGTCTAATACTATTTCTTCGAATGTTGTTTACAACAAAATTGGTTTGATAAAGAATCCTTACTCGTTGATCGCAAACAATCAATCTAAAGGTTCTAGATATAGCTCAAATACGTTCAGTCAGATCCAAATATCTACCTGTACTCCAGCATATACTTTCAGTAATGCAGACGTAATTATTGGAGCAAACAGCAAAGCTAGAGCAACTGTCGTCTGGTCTAACGGTTCGACAGTTCATTATGTCGGTGATAAATATTTTATCGATGGTGAAAATATATTAAATACAAATAATCAGATTGTGACTTCTATAGCCATCGAAAGTAGAGGCGATATTTTCGTAGAAGATTTATATCCCCTTTACGTGCAGAACATAAATAACACAGAACGTTCAAATACGCAGTCAGAAACATTTAGACTGGTAATCAAATTATAAGATAGGGTTAGCCGAATATGCCTTTAGAAACTGATTTCAATACTTCCCCTTATTTCGACGATTATAACGAAAATAAGCAGTATTATAGAATTCTTTTCCGCCCAACTGTAGCGGTTCAGGCTCGTGAGCTAACACAAGTTCAGACCATGCTCCAAAACCAAATTGACAAATTTGGTAATAGAATTCTTAGCGACGGTAGCGTGGTAGACGGGTGTGCGCCAACCACAATTAAGAGTTTCGATTTCGTTCGTGTAGCTGACAATTTCACTGCTAACGCTAACGCTGTATTTACTTCTGTAAACAATCAGTGCCTTCTTGTAGGTCAGTCTTCAAACGTTAGAGCTGTGGCTATGGTTACCACAGCTGGCCTAGAAGTTAATTATCCAGACACTAATCGTTTTCATTTAAAATACTTAAACACTGGTATTAACGGAAACACTACATTCGCTAATGGCGAATTGATTAATATTTACGACGAAAATCAATCTAAACTCGGTGTTATTGACGCTAACAATTTAATCAATTCAATTTACGTTATTTCAACAAACACCTCTGTTAACGCTGTTGGTAAGGGATATGGATTAACAATCGAAGATGGTTGGGTGTTCCAAAAAGGTTTCTTCCAAAAGGTTAACCAACAGACAGTAGTCGTAAGTGATTATAGTACAAACGTTTCTGGATATGTTGTAGGGTTCGAGACAGCTGAATCAATTGTAACAGAAAACGAAGACACATCACTATTAGATAACGCCCTTGGTTATTCTAACGAAAACGCTCCCGGAGCGCATCGTCTAAAGTTGACACCAACGTTGGTTTCAAGACTAAGAACAGAAGTAGCAAATAACGAATCATTCTTTATTGCTTTCGAATTTTCAAATATCACCAATGAAATCGTTCTAAACAGAGAATCAGATCCATATTCTGTTCTTGGTGATTTTCTTAACACCAGAACTTTCGAAGAATCTGGTGATTATGTAACCAAACCATTCCAGGTGGAAGCAACTTATGCAGCCAACACCTCAAACACAGACGCTTTTGCCTATGAAGTTTCAACAGGCACAGGCTACGTTCATGGTAAACGAGTAGATTTTATTTCTTCTCTTAAAGTTGACACCGATAAGGCTATCACTACAAGAGAAGCAAACTCTCAGGTAATCACTACAAACTATGGCAACTTCGTATATGCAAATGAAGTTATGGGTGCGCTTGACTTTTCTAACTTCATTACTGTAGATCTTTATGACACTCAGCAGTCAACTATCTCTGTTGGTGTAGCAGATTACACTTTGAATGGTTCTAAGATCGGCACCGCCAAGGTAAAACAGGTCGTTCATGATGAAGGCGATCCAGGTCTTCCAGGAACAACTTACCGTATTTACTTGACTGATATTGCAATGAATAGCGGCAAGAGCTTCATGAACGACGCCAAAGCTATTATCGCCAATTCGTCAATTAATACATATGGCGAATTCCGTGCTGATATTGCTAACTCTTCTACAACTGCGTTTCTAAATCAAAGCGGTAGAACTAATCTAGTATTCCCATTTGGTAAAAAGGCATTAAGAACTCTTAGAAGTTCAAATGGCGCTGTTAATGCTTCTGAGTTCTATTTCAGAGCAACATCAACTGCCAATCTATCAAATCTTGGTATTCTTTCTGTAACATCAAATTCTTCTTATGCTGGTGGAACAGACACTCTTGGCTATCAAGGGTCTTATCCATTCCAACTTGGTGATACGCTAGAAAATGAATTTATTGTAACATTCAAAGCAAACGCTACTACTATCAACATTGGTGGTTCTTTTGGTGTAAGTAGCACAACTACTACTCTTACTGGCACAAATCTAACAACTTATTTTGCTAACGGCGAATATATTAAGATTTTCTCTGGTGGTTCCGGAACAGTGGATTATCGTAGAATTGTTTCTACAAATAGCACTGTTATGACCTTAAATGCAAATTGTACCGTAACTAATGCTTCTGCAAATGTTGCTAAGTTCTATCCAGTTGGATATGAAGTTCCTCTAGATGCAACTTATCCAGGTAGTCGTTACGTAAATATCACTAGCTCTACAACTTTCGATATTAGCACTGGTTCTGCTAATTCTTCTCTTCCATTGACTACATCTACAACTGCTATGACAGTTCAGTATAAGATGAGAAGAAGTCAAGCAACACAGGCTAAAAAAGACGTCAATAAAAATAGATATGTTAAGCTAAACCTAGCAAATAACGCTTCTGGGTTTACAGGGCCATGGATTCTTGGTCTTCCTGATGTTATCAAGTTAAGAAATGTTTGGGGTTCAACGAATTCTTCTTACTCAAATACAACAGCCGAAAATATTACAAGATATTTCGTGTTGTCTTCTGGTCAAAAAGATGATTACTATGATCACGGAACTCTTATATTAAGACCAGAATATACTGGATATCTTGCTTCAACTCCATATCTAACAGTCGAAGTCGATCACTTCACTGCTAATCTAAACAACGGTATTGGATTCTTCTCTGTAGATTCTTATCCAACTACAAATTCAGCAGTAAACAATACAACTATTTCTTGGGCTGAAATACCAACTTATAAAACTGGAAGCTCTACTTACGATCTAAGAGATTCAGTAGATTTCCGTGCGTATAAAGCCAATACTGCTAACAGTTCAACCACTATGGCTGGGGCCACTGTAAATCCAGCCACAACTAACTCATTCATTAGCGGAACATTCTCATATCTATCAGAGCCTGATTCTAATTTCCAGGCTGATATCGAATACTTCCTAGGGCGTATGGATCTTATCACTATCAGCCAGTCTGGTCAGCTTGGTGTTATTCAAGGCGTTCCTTCAGAAGATCCAAAGAATCCAAATCCTGAAATTGATTCTATGGTTATCGCAGCAGCTAACGTTGCTCCGTTCCCAACTCTAAATGCTCGTGAACTTGAAACTTACAAGAGAAAAGATCTAGCTGTAAGAACCACTATCACTTCAAATAGAGTTTATACTATGAAGGATATTGGACAGCTTGATCAGAGAATTAAGAGACTAGAATATTATACAACTCTAAACCAGTTGGAACAGAAAACACAGAATATCCAGGTTCCAGACGCTGCTGGTCTAAATCGTTTCAAGAACGGTATATTTGCTGATCCTATGACTTCTCACCTGTTCGCTCAGGCAGACGATCCTGGATACAGATGGTCGATTGATGTTCGTTACGGTCACGGTCGTCCAACATATTCTCAATACGATATTGATCTAGCATATAACAATACCACAAGCACTGGTGTAACATTAACTGGTAAACTTGTTACTAGACCATACACTCACGAAGCATATATTCTACAGCCATATGCTACGAAATTTAGAAACAACAACCAAGATATTTGGTCTTGGAATGGAACTCTAAATCTTTATCCAAATTATGATATGAATAAAGATGAAACTCAGATTCCGAACGCTGATGCTGTTTTAGATTTGATGCAGCCATTCGTAGAATTGGGCGAAGCTGGTAACATCTGGGGTTCACATTACGGACCATGGCAAGTTTACGCTCAGACTGGTAATATCTATTCAGGTCAAACAACTTATTGGCAACAGCTAGTAACAACTCATTGGTATGTTCCAATGACTAATACTGTGGAGCTAGGCAAGTTCCTAACTGATATTGCTGTTCAGCCATATATTAAGTCTAAGACAATCGCATTTATTGCTACTGGCGTTAAGCCTTCGTCAAGAATGTATTGTTATTTTGACGAGACCCCTGTTGACGCCTATTGTGCAGCAGGAACTCTTAATGTTGGTCTAGGAATTACTACTTCAGCTATAGTATCTGCAGCAGCGCAGACAACAAATCCAGCCGCTGTTGTTAAAAGAACTGCAAACTTTGGCGATCCAATTTACTCAGACCAATTTGGTAACGTATTCGGCGTCTTCAATATTCCTGCCAACCAGTTCCGTGTTGGTGAGAGAAGATTCATGGTTATGGACACTGATAGCTTGGTTTACGGCGACGATGCTGCTCTTTCTAAGGCATCAGGGACTTATGTTGCAAGTAATATTACAACAACAAGTCAAGAAGCAACAATCACAACTATTACTCCTGATGTAAGAACTTGCTATGCCTATAACTACACAACAACTTATTTCCGTGATCCTATCGCTCAGTCATTCAAGGTAGAATCACCACAACAAGAAAGCGGCGTTTTCGCAACTAAGGTTGATCTGTTCTTCAAGTCTAAAGATCAGAACGACGGTATTCGTGTCGTTGTCTGTGGAATGAACGCTGGGCTACCAGACAACAATAAGATTTATGGTTGGGGTCGTCTCGATGCTAATAATGTTAATGTTTCTGATACAGCTAACGTAGCTACAACCTTTACGTTCAACGAGCCAATTTATCTATCTGGTAACACTGATTACGCCTTCTGGGTAGAACCAGAATCAAGCAGCCCAGATTATAGAATGTGGGTTGCAGAGCTTGGCGATTTCGACGTAACAACTAAATCGCAGATTGGTCTAAATCCATATACTGGCGAATCATTCCGTTCATCAAACGCCAGAACTTGGACAGCTCTACCAAGAGAGGACGTAAAGTTCAACCTTTACGTTGCTAACTTTACTGTTGGTACAGGTCAGGCATATTTTAACAACGAAAACGACGAGTATATTACATATACTGGTGTCGCTTTGGCTAACTCTTTGGTTATTCCATCTTCCGCTGGTGGCGATGAAGTTTATGTAATTAATGCTTCTTCAAACGCTATTATTAATAGCCCAGCATTAATTCATGGTTCGCTTCAGTCAATTGATATCGCAAATAATCAGATGATACTTGATAGTTCTACTGGAACTTTTGCGGCTGGTCAGAAGATTGGTTTCTTCAGATTCAGAACTGCTGGAAATACTGCAGAAGCATCAGCAAATTCAAATACATTGATTGCTACTGCTACTATTTCGACCATTGATAATAAAGCGTATCATGCAATTGTTCCAAGATTCTCAACTATTACTCCTCTTGGCACAGCAATAACAACTTCGTTCAAAGGCTCTTCTAATTCAGGAGTCGTTGATACAGATTACAACGCTCTAGATTTCGATGTTGAAAGAGAAATGCTAGACTACGAAAGAGTTGTTTACAGCCGTTCAAACGAGCCTGGAATTCTAGGAACAGATAAATCTGTAACTATTAAGAACGAACTAACTTGTGTTCAGAAGTATGTTTCGCCAGCTATTGATATTTCAAGAAAAGGCGTAAAGATTCTTAATAACACAATCAACTTCAGCAGCTATGGCGAAGACACTGGAAACGGTAACGCTGTATGTCGTTACATCAGCCAGCCAATTGTTCTAGCTGATGGTCAGGATTCTGAAGATATGAAACTATATCTATCAGCATATCGTCC